TAAAACCATTACCCTGGAAAGAACCAGTAGCAAAAGCACCCATGGCACCAATTTCACCATTAGTGACAGCTAATTGAGCAGTAGAAGAGACAGGATGAAAATTGATAGTAGTTTGACCGCCGCCTAAAAATTCAGGACGCTGAAGACGAGCATCAGGAGAGGATACGCCAAAATGAGACAAAACCAGCTCGGTGTAACGTGTGCCACCGCGCGCATCGCGCTCATACATTTTTTGGACTTGGAAAGCTTGACGAAGCGCATTAATAGTAGCGCCGGTAGCATTAGAAAGATCAGCACGAATATTAGGAACACCAGCATTATTAGGGTCATCTTCAACATAAAAATTCTCATTAACAGAAGAGGCATCAATACGAGCAGAATTTGCATAAACAGTTGTAGCAGTAGCATCTGTTTCCCAAACAGCTTGACCAGCAGTAGGGTAAGTTTGATTGGCTTTACCAATACCGATAATAGGCGCAGAAGAACCTAGGGGAATATCAACGGCAACACCTTTTTGAGGCCAAGGTAAAGCAGACGTAAAATAATCATGACGTTTACCACGACGAAGCAAAGTATAATTTGCGACAGTATCAGGACCGTCACCAGTATCAACAGTGACAGGGTTTTGAAGGTTCTGATCACGAAACCATTCATTCCAGATCAAATTATAGGCGCGAGTATAAAGCGCAGAATGAGAGAGATCAGGGACTTTCGTAGGAAGGCCAAGATAATCAAAAAGTGTTTGTTCGTCATAACCAGTTACAGCAGGAGAAACCATCTGTGGAGTTGTGAAATCGGTAGACGCACCAGGAGAAGTTTGCTCACCCATAGCGCGCTTAAAATTAGCCCAAACAAGACGGAACGGGACAGCAAAATAAAATGTTTCTAAAAACATATTATCCATAACAGGAAAAAGTGGAGTAGACATGCGCGTGAAGCCGGCAGAACGGAGATTAAAAGTATCGCCTGGCAAAGCTTCATCGACAAAGAAAGGCACAAGCCAACCAGCGTCAAAAGTAGTTTTGACACCATGCGAGCGATTGAAGCTAGAACGTGGAATCTCGGCTTTAGGCACACGAGAGAAATTGTGCTGCATTACAGACTTCATAATAAAGACCTCAAATAGAGAGTTTTGGGTGGATGATCAAAAACACGTTCGAATAAAAAAGACTCATATTCGGAAACGCAAAAAATGCACCAGTCATGATAGTCAGGAGAACGACTACGATAGAGATAGCTAACATAATGACGGCCACAACCGGTGCAAAAATACATTAGGAGTTAGAAGGCAAAGGAATGTCGATAAACTTGACAACATGTTCAGGGATACCACCTATAGAAGTATGAATCTCGCCTTTAGAATCATCGAAATAACCTAAAGAATAAAGGTGGAAATCCTCAGGATGGCGGCGAGGATCAGAGTCACCATTAGTAAGAAGATCAACAATAGAGCGCAAAGCAATATCTTGATTGATAACAAAAAAAGGCTTTGAATAAGTTTTAGATTTCGAATCGAAGATAGAGTAGATTTCAAGTAACATTGTGTAGACCTCGTTTAAGTTGTTTAAGTTTAGAACGCTTGATGGTTTCTTTAACAACAAGACGTTCAGGTGTATTGTCTTTCGACAATTCTTTTGCAGCAGCCTTGCGGCTGTCTTTCTGAATAACAGAAGAAAAAATATCTTGATCATGAAGAATGCGGTCATAATATTTAGGCGGGCGCATCTTTATTCCACGCATGACAAGATAATCCTTCTCAAGATCAGAAGAATAACGCTTATACCAATCGTAACCAATGCCACGGCCAGTACGACCACCGCGAGACATTCGTACAAATTCAGGTTGTAAGTGGATAAGCTCACCAGTTGAACCATCGACAGCAGAATAGTGATCATGAGCAAGATCACCAGTGATTTTTTTGACAACATAACGTGCAACATAGGCAGCAGACTCAAAAGTTAAATCACCAACAGTAGAAAACCCAAAAGGCCAGACAGACTCTAGGAGTTTAGAACGATAAAGTTTAACGCCATCACGGCTAGAGTGAAGTATACGATCAGGAAAATCGAAGCCAAAAATACACGCATGAAAATGTGGACGAGATAGCTGATCACCGTATTCACCACAGGCGAAGAACTTAATGCGAACGGGGTTAAAGAGGAACGGTAAATCAGAAAAATTAGTAACATACTGACCAGGCTCAGGAGAAATGCGAGCGCGAAGCCGCTTAATAAAGGATGATAAATCTGGAGGGTTGAGAGAAGGTTCATAATTATCCTCATTGTAAGTGAGAGTGATAAAAGAATTATGGTCATGCAAGGAAGCTTCATGAACACAACGCATAGCCCATTGACGGGATTGCTCAAGACGACAGCCTATACAGCGACCACAACCAACTTGAACAGAACGAAAAGAAGGCGGGGCATCCTTAAAGACTAAGGAGCCACCAGAGGGCGACTGCTTCGCAGAAAGCGGGTGGTAACAAGGCATCGAAAATATGTAGCCAATGGCTACATGCGAATTCCACCACGCATAGGGGAGCGTACAGTATTATAAGAGTGCACACGAACAGCTCCAGAAGTAAAAGAACGACGAGAATGAGAAGGAGACATAGAACGACGTTTAGACATAAGAAATACCAAAGATAATAAATAAAAGGGAAGTAATAAATAACATAAATAAATAAATAAATAAATAAATAAATAAATAAATAAAAGATAGGTAAAAATACCTATAAAGACTGACACATTCACAAATGAGTGTCAGTCAGACCAATTACATCAAGTGAAAAATTGGTCAGGGCTCTCTCACGATAGCCACACTGCGACAAAACGCAGATAAAATCCAGGCATTAGGGCCAAACCAAGTAGACCTGGATAATAAAATAAAATTTTATATAAAAAAAAGGGCCCCGTAGGGCCCAAAAAACGCACGAGGGACGTTTTTAAACGGCAGGAGCCGAAGGAGCAGGAGTAACCGGAGAAACCGGTAAAACAACAGCAGGGCCACCAGGAGTAGGCGTAGGAGAAGGAGTAGTGACAGCCTTTACGGGAAGATGAGAAGCATCAAGACCCATCTTGATAATGCGATCACGATTATCAGCATTTTGCATGAAATCGAGGAAACGAGCAGGGTCATTACCAAATTTAGCACGAATCGAAGAAGGAACGGTTTCAAACATGGAATTTGCGTTAGCAATCATTACCATAGCTTCGTGATAATTAGGCGCAGAAATCATATTGGAGTACTCACCCTGGTATTTGTTAAGGTGAGTGATAACACCATGCTTTTCAGCCTTACGCATAATAATATGAATATCACACTCATCTTTAGAAGATTGCTGAGTGAGAGTTGGACCTTGAGTGTTAAAACGAACACGGCGTTGACGGGGATCAGAAAACATAGAAAAACCTCATTAAAAGCCAAGATTAAAAGAAGAACCCTTATCTGAACCGCCCATAGAGCGGAACGGGTTAAGAGTGTCGAAAATGTCACGACCACGTTTGAGATAGTACGGAACTGTACCAGCTTTAGAGTTATCGGACTTAGGAGTATCAAGCTGCATTTGTTGTTGTAAACGATTTTTCTGAGTATCAACAAGTTCAGCCTGAGCAGATTGATTAGCGGCAGTAGCTTGATTAGCCTCAATTTGCGATTGCATTTGAGCACGAACAACAGGTTGATTAACTGTTGTTTCCTTCGTCAAATTAGTTTGAGCATCAGTAGAGGAAACCTGAGCCTTTTGTAAATTACGAGAAGAAGTGCCAGAGGCCGCAGCTTGATATGATTCAAGACCAGCACCAATAGAATTACCCATAACAGCCTGAGCACCAGCAGGAGTAGAAGCGCCGGAGCCACCAGTGGCAGAAAGGATAGGATTAAGACCAGCACGACGCAAATCGATCATCTCACGGAAGTGTGCAGTGTTAGACATACGTTCCTGAAACTTACGATTTAAGCGAGCTTGCTGAGCGTTCGCATCATTAGTACGCTCTTGGCCATAAAAGGCCAAGAGAGCATTGCCAACATTAGCGCCATAATTGAGCGCCGAGTCATAATAACCAGATTCAGAAGTAGGCATGATTAAAACCTGTCAATAGAGCCAGGCACGCCATAAAGAGGCATCGGACGAGCACAGATTAAATTGTGATAAAAGTCACCGATAAAATTAGGCTCAGTTGCAACAGCAACAACACGATCAACAGGAGGTTCATCGACAATGAAGGAAGCATTGAGAGCAGGCAAAGAACCGAAATCCTGAGCTAAATGCCAAGAATCCAAAGGAGTAGCAGAATTAGAACGGAATAAACCAGTAACAATAGAAGGTTTATAACGATATTCGGCGAAGCGTTCCTGATAACCAAAAACAGCTTCATCTTGACCAGGAGTTGCAGAACCTACAGCATAAATCTCTTTGTTGAGAACAGCTTGTTCACCAATTTGTGCCAGAGCTGGCCAATAATAATCGAGACGATCAGAACGAGAAAACATACGGTTTAGACCTTGCTGGTAGTTAAGATCAGCACGGACGTTGATAAAACCCATAACAATAGTATGTTCAGTAAAAGACTTAGTAAAACCATTACCCTGGAAAGAACCAGTAGCAAAAGCACCCATGGCACCAATTTCACCATTAGTGACAGCTAATTGAGCAGTAGAAGAGACAGGATGAAAATTGATAGTAGTTTGACCGCC